GTCCCTCTTTCTTAAGGAGATGATCATGAACTTCAGAACAATCCTCTACTCTATCGTCGTCTTGGCTGGTGCCCTTTGGGTTACCGGCTGTGCCGTCGATATGGTGTTGGTGTTGCGAGAACGTTTCGTGATCCCTTCTTTCGAGAAAGGGCTGCCTTCTAATCCACCTGAGTCTTCTAAAGACTTTGAACTTCCCCTTCAGAAAGGGAAGCCGAGTGGAGCTCAACGCCTCGACACGGTGCCCAACCTAGGCATCGTCGTTATGTCGAGTGTGGCAAGCGCTAGCGGTTTTTCCGCTAGCAATGGGAGTTTATCGTTATGGTAGCTCCTATTGTTGGTCCTACGCGTGAAACGCAGGACTATCAAGTGTACTATCGTCGTGCGGATCGTTATAAACAAACGAAACCGTACAACCTTGTTCTTCCTTATGAGCTAGTGTCGGGTAAAACCACAATAGCCACGGGGAACTTGGCCACAAATCCAAACTATAGACCAGCCGGCACGATGGAGAGTCTCTACAATGGCGCACTTAACTCAAGTCAAGTGAACCAAGCGAGAATCAACGCGTACGAAAAGTTTAAAGCGGCTTGTGGCGATAGGGCACAAATGGGCGAGAATCTCGCGTCTCTTTCGAAGTCTATGACGACGATTGAGCAGCGCGCGATACAGCTGTTTAGGTTTACTATGGCCGTCAAGAAGGGTCGTCTAGCTGACGCTGCCGCCATACTCCAGACCCCGCAACCCAAAAGGAAGCATCCGGTCAAAGAGCAGGCGAACAACTGGCTAGAGTACCATCTTGGCATTGAGCCTTGTGTAAACGATATCTATTCAGCTATCGATGTCTTGCAGCAACCTATCAAAGCCATGCGGGTCAAGGCTAGGGGATTTACCGGACCTTTTTCATTAGGGTCCTGGCGAACTCCCAATCCTTGGTCAGCTAACTGGGATAGGGGCTGCTCGGGCATAAGCATCGAGTATGGGGCTGAGATTGCGGTTAGCAATCCCAACCTTTATCTCGCCAACGCCCTCGGGGTGATTAACCCCGTTCAGGTCTTGTGGCAGCTCGCACCGTTAAGCTTCGTGCTTGACTGGCTTGCGAATGTGGAACAGTTTCTCGGAACATCCACTGACATGTTTGGACTTACCATCCAAAAGTCGCGAACCACAATGCGATGTGGCCTCACCTACCAAGAGTTTTGGAATACTTATGGTTGGGTGATTGGCTACGTCGGCCTCGGTACGAATCGAGTTGTAGGTTTAACCTATCCTATGCTCGGTTTGAGACCTTATAAGCAGTTGAGTTGGCAGCGTGGCCTTACGGCCATTTCGTTGCTTATTCCTCAGCTTAAAAGCTTATCACTAACTGGATATGATTCGGCTGCACGTGACAAAGCCTCCTACCGGAGGCGGGTCAACGATAGCCGAAATATCAAGTTTGTGAGACCGCTGTAGGTCTTTCCAAATTAGGTCTTTAACTCCTTCAAGGAACTTTTATGCCAAATATGGCTTCCATTACCGTCAAGAAATTCGACGGTACCACCGATATCGTTTACGACTCGGTGTCTGCAAGCGGGGGTGATGGTTCCCCGGCTGTGTGGCGTCAGGACACAGGCGCAAATACGGCACTCCCCATCGGTCTCCGCAGCCTTTTCAAGCTGTGGGCTGGTAATAATGGACCGAAGACGGCACGGCAATCGAAGTTTAACTTCGTTTCGCCCTATGCTGTCCAGGATTCCACGACGACCAAGTTCAGCGCGAGTGATCGCGTTGTGATCGAGGGCATTGCAACGGTACCCAACAGCATTCCGGCTGCAAACATCAACGAAGCAATCTACCAGGCTTGTAACCTGTTGGCGAGCTCGTTGATCAAGCAGTCGATCGCTGGCGGGTACTCGGCTACCTAATCAGTAGCCGGTAACGTTGCCATGGGAAGATTAATGTCGTTGCCAAGTGATGTGACGCGACAGGCCTCTCTCTATTTTGAGGGCCTCGGAACCCCAGTCGCTCTTTCCGCAGCAGTGATGCTGCGTGAGGGTGAGTGGGACGGTCTAGCAGCGTTGTCTGTTAAGCCGGGTAGCTACACAAACGCTTTATCCTACTTTCTGGATGCCTCAGCTGCAGCACTCCTGAAGAAGCTTGAACAGCTTCCTTCGGATGCCAAAGCTAAGAGGGCCAGGACCATTGAAAAATGGTGGCAGGGTGAGCGTTCGTGCCTCCTTACCAATCATAGATTGAACGTCTATATGCCGGAAAACGCCGTCTTTTGGGACGAGCGGCGGTCTGACGGCATCTCACGAGTAATTCGTGAGGTGCGAAAAATCATCTTTGATTGGATTGGTTCCAAACCACCTGACCTAGCGGTCGGGCGGTTCGGACCGGGAGCTACTTTCTCCGATCGTGGCGGGAAGACCACTGTACCCGACAAAATGTCTTCTGACCCAACACTAACAGCTGACGCCGTTTGGCACCTACCACAGTGGTTAGGTACCCAATGGGGCGCGGATTTCGCGCAACGTCAGGGAGAGCTGTCTTTCGTCAAGGGTAACCGTTTCGCAACGGTCCCCAAGACTGCGTTAATTGACCGAAGCATTGCTTCGGAGCCATCAATTAACGGTTTCTATCAGCTGGCACTGGGAAGTGCCTTGCGCAATCGAATGCGCAGAGCTGGTTGGGATTTAGACACGGCACAGGATATCCACCGGCAGGTCGCCGAATTATCCAGTGTTACTCGAGAATTTGCAACTCTCGATCTCTCAAATGCAAGCGATACCGTAAGTAAGGAGTTAGTTAGGCTCCTCTTACCCCACGATTGGTACGATCAACTCAACGACCTTAGGTCGAAGAAAACGTTGATAGACGGTCGATGGGTCATGCTAGAGAAATTCTCTAGTATGGGAAACGGCTACACTTTCGAGCTGGAAACGATTATCTTTGCCGCTTTGACCTGCGCTATAACCCGCCTCACGACGGGCAACGCTGGGATTCTCGGTAAAGATGTATTCGTGTTCGGCGATGACATCATCTGTAAAGATGGTGTTGTCTCGGAGTTAGTCGCGGCTCTGAAGTTCTTTGGTTTCACTATAAACCAGGAGAAGTCATTCCACGGTAATTCTCCCTTCCGGGAGAGTTGCGGGGCTGACTTCTTCAATGGCTTTAGTGTGCGTCCTTTCTTTCTTAAGGATTTGCCGGAGGGCCCACAGGGTTTTATCGGATTTGCCAACGGTATCTCCGCGGTGTCTGAGCGACTTGATTCCCTAGGGTTCAGGTTAGCAAAGACAGCGTGGTTTTCCATCCTTGATTCACTACCGTCAGCGGTACGACAGTGCCGAGGTCCAAAAGACCTCGGTGATATCGTTATCCATGACGATGAGTCGCGGTGGAAAATACGTTGGAAGCATTCGATAAGGTACGTTAGGGCGTTTATACCTTGGAAGACTAGGATAGTCTCCTTCGGTCACTTTACGCCTGGTATCGTACTAGCTTGCGCGACCTATGGAACCGGTAATTATCGCGGGGGTGTTATCCCCCGCGACGGACTACTCGGTTACAAGGTTGGCTGGGTGTCGTTCTCGTGAGGGAACGATCTAGCATCTTAATTGATGCTAGCAGTTAGGGAAAGAATCTAATTGATTCTTCCGAGGGAA